CGCCTATGTCCCCGGGCCGGCGCGGACTCCCGCCGCCGCATTTCTGGCCGACGGTCCGGACGGCGGACTTCTCTCGGGCGTCGGGGCGGGTATGCAGTACAGCCTCGACGGCGGCGTTCTCTGGCAGACGATCCCGGCTGCGGAGCTCCGCCTGAGCGATGTCGCGGCGGCGTTCGGCATCCGGATCCGTCAGCCCGGCAACGGAACGACTCTGTCGGACAGTGCGGTTCAGCTCATTTCCGTCACGAGAGCTCAGGTCCCCGCCGTGTCCGTGACGCAGCCTTCGGTTCTCAACGGCAGCGGCCGCCTGTCCATGGAGGCCGGTCAGGAATACAGCACCGATCAAAGCAGCTGGATTTCAGCCGCCGGTGAAACAGAGCTTGTCCCCGGAACCTATTACATCCGCTGGAAGGCATCCGGAACAGCGCTTGCTTCCGACCCGCAGGCCGTGGTCATTCATCCCGTTCTCACCGCGCTCTCTGTCTCCTCCGATTCGTCCTCCGTCACGCTGATCCGCAGCGACGCGCTTCCGGAGGACATCATCACCTATATTGCGCTCTATGACAGCTGCGGCAGACTGGTGTCCGTCAAACAGGCCGGCAAAGCGTACACCGTGGAGCTGCCGCCTGACGGATATACCATCCGGGCGATCAGTATTCACGCCTCGGACGACAGTCCTGCGTGCTATTTCACGGAATTTACCAGCCGGGTGTCGTAAGCTGCCAGATGGAGAGAAATTACCAAAGTGAATACCAGAACCAATATGGCAAATGAGCATCCTCCGCATGTGATTCCCTGCAAAAGAAGAACTGCGCGGCTTTTTTGCCAACCCGCATATCGATGCCGTAATCTTTCAAATTAAAGTCGGCGCTTAAGACGCGTCAGGGACGCCATCAGGCAAAAGCCTGACTGGCGTCCTTCTTAAAATCTGTCAGGAAAACAAATAATCCGAGCCTCTCCCCCATCGGAAAAAGGTTCGGATTAGATTGCTTTGAAGCGAATAGCAATCATTGATACAATGCGCCCTCTGCGCTCTCAATGCACCCAATGTTATAAAGGATTTGAGGGCGATTTCGGAGTAAAACATAAGGGACAGAACGGACTAAAGGGACAAAACACAGCCTGTCACTTCTGTCTCTTGTATTATCTGCCGTATTTTCGTCCGCGACTCCTGCTCCGCAAGTAGCGACAGTACCATTGGCATAGACTCGCTTTGGCTGCCCAGCGAATACAAGTGTTCGGCTTCAAAGATTATCCCAACAGACGGGTGCAGTTTGGAAAGCTCCCGTGTAACGGATATAACATCGGTGATGCTGCGTCCGATTCGAGAAATGTTTTTTGTAAGTATATCATCAACTCTGCCGGTTCTGCAATCAGAAAGAAGTCTCTGAAGTTCCGGCAGCTTGGGGGTATCCGTGCCAGAACAGGCAATATCACGATAGACACCGACAATTTGGAATGTAGAGTTACTGGCGGCCACATCGCGCAGATGAGCCTCCTGAACAGCATATGCAGGGACTTCACCCGAAGCCGGCTCCGTGGCAGTCCTAACATAAAGCGCTACACGACGGTTGCCGGTTAGGTTATTCTCCATCAATATCGTCCTCCAGCAGCTTCGGAAATTGCTTCTGCATCTTTGCGATGGATTCGAACAAGTCTCGATTCTTGTCGATGATACGCATGGCGGCGGAATGAGCCTTGTGTTTTAGATTATTTTCTTCCATTTCTCCAAATGTAACCGGACGGAAGTCATTTACATCCACCCCGGCATTGAGCATAAGTTCGGAGCGTTCTATCAGCGGCCAGTAGTCAGCATCGGTGTTGCCGTGTATATGACCGAAAACCATATAACTGCCCTTACCGCTGCACGGCCACGACATCATGGGATAGTGGCAGGCAGTGATATTATGCTTCCCATCGGAAAAGTGCAGCATGGGGTTAACGCTGAGAAAAAACTTGTCTAATGGCACCTGCTTCATCCACTTTCGGTCGTGGTTCCCGGTAATCAGATGTTTCTTTCCCTTAAGGCGGTCGAGATAGCTCTCAGTCGGGGTTTGATTCCGAAACAGCAAATCGCCCAAAATATAGACCGTGTCGCCATTTGTTACACGCTCGTTCCAGTTGGCAATGAGAGTTTCATCCATCTCCTCCACACATGAAAACGGACGCCTGCATAGCTTTATAGCGTTGGCATGTCCGAGGTGCAAATCACTTGTAAAATAAATCATTCCGGCTCCTTATAATTCCTACAGGCTTCTTCGATGGCCTCTCTTTCTCCCGGTGCGTGCAGGCATCCGAAGCGCTGCCAATAATTCGCCCAGCCCATAAGCAGCAGGTCGGGTGTTCCGGCACTACGAATCAGTATCGGGTCACAACCTCTCTCCACTTTTTCGAGGATACTATCAAAAGCAGCGGCAAATTCATCTCTGGTAAAATGGGGCAGGCGTTCAACATCAAGTGCGTCTTTCGGCATTGTGCCCTCCTCCCAGTATTTCGGCTATTTCCTTTTGGGCATCTATATAGCCTTCGGCATGGCCTTTCCTGCGCTCTGCACGGAGCGCCGAAAAGAAGTGCTTCCGTTCAACGACTAACGGCAGTGTGGCATCGGGCGCAATATACTCCGGCATCTCCGCCCAATGGGATATCTCCTTTGGCTTACGGTCGAACCCGTTTGACCACCATGCGCCGGTATCTGCCATATAGCCCTCATGTACTGTAGGCAGCGGGGCTTCCTCCGGCATGTAAACGAGTACGGAAACAAACGGAGTCGGGATCCGCTCCTCGAGCGTATACCAAATCATGCTAATACCTCACCGAACTTCCGCATACAGGCTTCAAGCCAGTCGGATGCCACACCCCAGTTGCTCTGGTTACCACAGAAACGAATGAAAGCCAGCAGCAACTGGTTCACGGTAATGTGTTGCTCGACACACCACAGTTCTGTTGTGTGCAGAAGTTGGTCATCTATTTCAACAGACACATCCACAGCGTCAGCACTGCAGTTATATTTGTACTGTCCTATTTCCGCATCCCAGTCGATGAAGCCTCGTGGAACATTCCCATAGGGCATGAAATGAAAAATCTGGTATCTGTTTTTCAGCAGTTTAACGCCATACTTATCAAGCGCCGTGTCGTGAAATACGACCATCAGCACCTGCTCGTCCAGCGGGACAAAATTAGTGGGTATAATTGTACTCATCACTTATTCCTCCGTGCCTCTGATGATGTTCATCTGGTCGGCCATATTTCGCAGTGTATTGGCAAGAAAAGAGCATAAGCGTTTGAGTCCTTCCTCGTCCAGCCGTGACATGAATTCGTTTTGTTCCGCTTCGGTCAGGTCGGTATAACAGCGATTGCACCATTTCCCGTCACGTTTGACGCGGTAGTATACGCCGTCCAGATTGCGTTCTTTTGGATATACCTGCTCACTCATAAGAAACCTCCTCGCCGAATTCATCGGCATCTATGGGATAGAAGCTCATCCGAATCTCGCTTAATTTGTAATAAGATAAAGACCTGTATTCTTCCTTGAGGTCATCTACGCTCTCAAAGAGCTCTGCAAAGCCGAGGAGAATATCGTTGTCCGGCAGGACTATCGCCTCGCGGATGAAGCCGTGCTTTGCCATCGTGTCCTCATATAAGGACTCATCTGAAAACTTGCGCTCCAGCTCGTAGGGCGTATAGAATTTTTTGAATACCCAAAAGCGGAATATGCGATTCTCCGTTGCCTTTACAAAATCCGCGAAGCTCTCATAGACGCTTTGGGGAAAGGTTTTATTTTCCATAGTGCTCCTCGTACCACGCTTTCTTTTTCTCTATTTCCTTCATTATCTCCGTAATGTCGTAATCGGAATACTCTGCGGCCGCTTCCACAAAGTCAACTATAAGGCTGCCACTGAGCACATGCTTGTAGCCTGAGTACCATCGAAAGCCGGAATCCGTCGATACGGTCGGCTCTATCGCCTCATCGTATGAAATGAACAGACTGTCATCCTTAAAAAGATGATTGAAGGTGTAATTCGGCACATAGAGTAAATGCTTCACGCCCTTTGCGGACATATAGCCCTGCCGCTTATACATGTACCCATGCACATACCACGGTGGCAGCACAGATGGGAGTATTTTTGTAGGGTACTTCCCATAGGAATACAGGTATCCGTTTGGACTTGGCTCCCCGTCAAAGAAGTGCTTGCTGAGTGGACTTTCCATGTACAGCGTCGCCGTCAGTCGCAGATACTTAGGTGGCTCTCCCGTTTCCCTGAAAGTATAAATGCTGTTTTTTGTCCGTACCACATGCACCATTGTAGATTTATCCAGCGTATGCTCTTTCACGGTTGTGGTATGGATTCGGCTGGTCATCCTGCCGGGATACAGAATCCACATCCGCTCTCCAATATCGACACGAGGAATGACAGCATTAAACCCCGTTATCTTTTCGTACAGCGTCCCTTCAATATCTCTGTCCTGCCCGTAAGTGGTGGTAACGGACTCGATGATGACATACATCACAGCGCCTCCTCGTGAATTCTGTTTTACAGTTTTGAGCTGTTATCTTCATTCTCGCCACTGGGCAGACATTCCATCGAGATGAACAGAAAATGCATGCGGTCGATGCGCTTGTCGATATGCCAGTGACCACAATACCACTGGTCATATGATAGTTTCTCTTCTATGGTACCCAGCCAATCCTCTGTGCTGCGGTCTACCGTGCTCTGGTCAAGTCCGGTCAAGAACGCTTCTGTGGGGATATATCGTCCTGGGCAGGTGTGCGAGAGGACAATATCTATCTGCTGGTTTACAGCGTCCAGCGCCGATTCCACCGACTGCTTTATCTCCGGGGACGGCTGTTCATCGGAAAACCATGGGGCACCGCGCTGCAGACGGTAATATTTATCCACGGAGTACGCACCGCCGATGACGATGGCCTTCTTACCGTCAAAGTCGAAAATCTCTCCATCCTTCGCAAAGAGCAGGTTCGGATATTCATCTTCAACATATACCGTGCCACCACGCCATGAAGCAGTATGATATCTTTTGAGCGTTGCCGGACGCATTTCATGATTACCGTGAATGCAGAAAACTGTGACGTTCTCCGCATTGAGCCGACTTTTTGTTCGTCTGTCACCTCTGTTATTGCCGAAATAGTTGAGTCCGGCATCGCCCAATATGACGATGACATCATCGGGGCCTATATCAAACCGATGAATGGCATCTATAATACGGCGCACATCGCCGTGAATGTCTCCTGTAAAATAGATCATTTACATTCCTCGCTTCCGTTGTTCGTTTACTATTATTTTCCCCTGTTTGTCAGGCTGAGTCAATAGAATCGGCGTTTTCATAACAGCTATGATTTCATATAGCAAGCCACCGTGCTATAAAAACACGATGTCTTGCTTTTGTTATGACTGGAGGTCTACCGTAAGACCTCAGGGTTATCGCCGAATGCCGTAGGGCGTGTTAATATTGGTCACGAGAATCCTTTTCGAGCATCCATCGGTTGTCACGAAGACAGTGCTTCACGAATTTGACAGTTTCATAAATGAAGCGCTTTTCGTAACTGCTGCAGTCGGACATCAGCTCCGTAAGCTCTGTGGCATACTCGGCGGTATCGCCGGTCTGATTGCCGTATAATAGCTGGTCAATCGTGATGTCGAATGCATTGGATATCCGCACCAGCGTTTCCAGACTGGCCTTCTTCAGCGCTGTCTCAATGTGGCTTATGTAGGAAACCGACATATCGATTTCTTCCGCAAGCTCCGCTTGAGATATATGCTTCAAGGTGCGGATTTCTCTGATTCGCAGTCCGATGTGCGTGTAGTTCAAAGACATAGTATCACCTCCTATCGCGTATATTTTCGCAGATTATATACACGATAGTGGAAGCGACCTGTTATCGGCTGTTCATCACTTCTCCGATAGAGGGTATTATAAACTATAAGCTATGAAGAAGGAGGGGGTGCGGCGTGAACGGCAGGGCAAAAAAGCTCGGTGCGCGGATACAGGAAGCACGAAGAGCACAGAATATGAGTCAGGTCGATTTTGCAGATAAGCTGAATATCTCCCTTTCCCATATGAGCGATATCGAAACGGGCAAGTCAAACTTCGGTGTGGATATCCTAATGCGGATAACCGAGGTTTTACAGCTCTCTGCAGATAAACTGCTCCGCACGGATATCCCGGAAGTGAACGCGATATACGCTGCCGAGGTCGAATCTATTCTGGACGGCTGCACCCCGGAAGAGGCAGACACACTGCTAAAAATGCTTCGCGAGATGAAATCAGCCATCGGCAAAACAAGGTCGCTTAGAAGCGACGGCGACTAAAGCCGTGGAATAAAACGATTCGACAGTATAACCCATTATAACCGACTTGACAAAATGGTTATAATGGGTTATACTGTTGACATCAGAGGTGACTCGTTTATGGATGAAGCAGAAATCACTATACGCATTGCAGAACTGGAGGCTCAAATCGCAGAGCTACCCAGAGGCAGCGTCGTATATAAAAGCATTAAGGGCAAGAAATGGCCGTACCTCCAATGGACGGAGGGCGGTAAGTCCAAGTCGCAGTATGTCAAGGAAGAAGATCTTGCGCTTGTGACCGAACAGGTAGCGCAGCGGAAAGCAATACAGGCAGAGCTGAAATCGCTGAAAGCTAAAGCGCCGAAGCAAACGCAGGTTACTCTCCCTGTCTTCAAAACAAATGTCATCACTGGCAGCGGGCTTATGGCGATGACCGATGGTATTAAGGGTTGGAAGAAGCGTGATTGCTTTGCTATACTCCAGAAGTATCTGAAAGGCAAAGCGACTGACCGCGTATGCCTCGTTTATGGGCTGCGTCGCACAGGTAAAACAACGATGCTCCGGCAGGCGGTGCTGGAGATGACAGCTACGCAGGCCGCCCACACCGCCTACATTAAAGCTCGCGGCACCGACACGATGGCAGATATCAACCAAGACCTGACCGCATTGGCAGCATTGGGCTACAAGTATATCCTGCTGGATGAAGTAACTCTTATGCGAGACTTCATCGACTCGGCGGCGCTGTTCTCTGATGTCTATGCCGCACAGGGCATGAAGATAGTCTTATCTGGCACTGATTCTCTCGGTTTCTGGTTTGCTTTAGACCAAGAGCTGTATGACCGTGCCATCACAATACACACGACATATATCCCGTTCCGTGAGCATAGCCGGCTGCTTGGCATCAACAGTATCGACGAGTATATCCGCTACGGCGGTACGCTCCGTGCCGGAGAGCTTGGTTTCGATGATGAGGACGTCAACGCCGAGGATGCTTCATTCCGCGATGACGAGTCCACACGCAGATATATCGACACTGCCATCTGTAAGAACATCCAACACTCTCTGTCCTGCTGCGAGGCAGGAGGGCATTTCCGTCATCTGCAATCTCTGTACGAAGCTGGAGAGCTGACCAGCGCCATCAATCGTATCATTGAGAACATGAACCACGAGTTCCTTGTGCGGGTGCTAACGGACGATTTCAAATCCCATGACCTCGGTTCCTCCGCACAAATCCTGCGTGATAGCAGAAATGCTTCGAGCCGTACAGACATACTCGACCGCGTTGACCGCGAGGCTGTCACGAAACGGCTCATGGAGTTGCTGGACATCCGCAACAAGGAAGACCAGACAATCGGCATCACCACGGCTCATGTGGCGGAGATAAAAGAATACCTAATGGCGCTCGATTTAATCATCGACTGCCCGATTGAAACGGCAACCGTTGATGCCGCGCCGGTGGAGCATATCCTTTTCACACAGCCCGGTATGCGCTATTCGCAGGCACAGGCGCTTACTCACTCGCTGATGAAGGATGCCGTATTCGCCGCCATGCCAGAGATTGAGAAGAAGCAAATATCCGAGCGCGTTCTCGAAGAGGTGCGCGGTCGGCTGATGGAAGAAATCGTCCTGCTGGAGACGGTCAAAGCCACCGATAAAAAGCATCGTGTTTTCAAGTTGATGTTTGGTAGAGGAGAGTTCGATATGGTGATATATAACACCGAAACGAACACCTTTGATGCATTTGAAATCAAGCACAGCAAGAAAGCCGTGCCGGAGCAGTACCGTGTTCTCATGGACGAAGAACGCTGCAGCGCGGCAGAAAAGCGCTTCGGGACGATCTCAAAGCGAATCGTTCTCTATCGTGGACCGGCATTCACCGAGAATAATGGTGTCGAATACCGCAATGTCGAGGAATACTTGAGCGACCTGCGCTGACCGTTTTCGACAAAATCCAACTGTCACAAAAATAAATATTAGTTTTCAATAACCACAGGTGCGAGGGTGTACCTGTGGTTATTTTTCTTTTGTAATCCGGCTCATTATACTTATTATCAGAAAAACGTACAGAGGAGGAAAGCTGATGATAGAAAATGAATCGAGGCTGAACAAACTCCAGCAAAAGGCAAAAATACGCGAACGGTATAAAGGCATTGACCCCGGTATGCTGGAGGTCATACCCGGAAAAAAGCAGGCTGATTTCTATGATGACGAGCCACGGCGTGTTGCGGTGTATGTCCGTGTTTCCACGGATGACCCTCGTCAGACCTCCTCCTATGAGTTGCAAAAGAACTATTACGAGGATATGGTCGAGAAGCACCCGGGCTGGACTTTGGTTTCTATATACCCTGACGAGGGCATTTCCGGCACCTCGCTGCAGCACCGCGATTCGTTCAATCGCATGATTGGGGACTGCAAGGACGGGAAGATTGATTTGATTGTTACAAAGAGCGTGTCCAGATTTGCGCGTAATATCGTGGACTGCATCAGCATCGTGAGAGAGCTTGCTTCTCTCAAAAAGCCTGTAGGCGTGTTCTTCGAAACCGAGCACATTTTCACGCTGAAGGATAATAGTGAGATGAGTCTCAGCTTCACAGCAACAATGGCGCAGGAAGAAAGCCATGTAAAAAGCACCATTATGAACGCATCGTTGGATATGCGGTTCAGCCACGGCATCGTACTCACTCCCACGCTGCTGGGCTACGACCACGACATGGAAGGCCATCTGGTTATTAATGAGACAGAGGCGCAGACAGTCCGGCTCATATTCTTCATGTATCTGTACGGCTACACCTGCCAACAAATCTCGGAATCACTGACAAAGATAGGCTGCGTTACGAAAAAAGGAAATACGACATGGGCAGTCGGTTCCATACTCCAGATTCTTCGAAATGAGCGGTACTGCGGCGATATTCTCACACGAAAGACCTTTACACCCAACTACCTCACCCATAAGGTGAAACGGAATGTTGGCGAAAAAGATCAGCATCGCTGGAAAGACCATCACGATGCCATCGTGACAAGAGATGATTTTATCGCCGTGCAGCACCTAATCAACAACGCCAAATACGGTAATAAAGGTATTCTCCCAGAACTCCAAGTCATTCCGGCAGGTGCACTTCGGGGATTTGTATCGGTAAACCCGCGCTGGGCTGGCTTCTGTGCAGAGGACTATATCATTGCTTCCGACAGTGTGGGCGAAGAAAAAGAGCTCGCCGCTGCAGAGCCGAAACAGGTCGAAGCACAGTCCGGCGATTTTGATTTGCGCGGCTTTGAAATAGCACGCGCCCAGTTCTTCGATACCGCTGATAAGCTGTGCGTCAACTTCTCTATGGAGGGTGTTGTCTTCAGCACAGCTTGCATTCGTAAATTCGGTAATGCTCAGTACATAGAAATGCTCATCCATCCCAGCGAGCATCTTCTCGCAATCCGGGCGTGTAAAAGCACGGCCAGAAACGCATTGCACTGGGTGATGATGTCCGATGATGGACAATACACGCCCCGTCTCATCAGCGGCGCAGCCTATCTGCACACTCTTTATGACCTATTCGGATGGAATGGAGTCTGCCGATATCGGGTACGCGGTATTCGCCGTCAAAAGGACAATGAAGCGGTCATCGTCTTTGATATGCGGGAAACAGAATTGTTCGTCCCTGCCAGTGCTTTGTTTTCCGATACTGACGGCGAGATGCCCATAAAGGAAGATATGGAGCCGATAATCTCCGGCACTGCCAAGTCGCTGATTGCTTACCCGTCGGCATGGGCAGACAATTTCGGCAGCAATTATTACAGTCATGCTCAAGCGCGTGAGCTGGCGTCGATAGACTTGGACGGAGCTTGGCAAATATCTGAGGAGACGCAGCCGTTTTCGACCATGCCGGACTTGAAGGTCACAGCGCCGAATGAAGCCGAGCTGCACATCAAAGAAATTATTCGGGACATGAGAAAGGAGAGCACCGCCGATGGATGTACTGGAACGCAGGAATGACCCTGTCGCAGCTATGTTAAGCGGACAGCCCGCCGCCGAGCCGGACGTAGACATTGAGCAGGATGACGCTTTCAGCTATGACGGATATCAGGTTGTTCGTGGTGAATTCTTCGCTCATATTTATGAGCCGTCTATCACCTTCAACCGATGCAAGGTCTCGCTGAACACTGCCTGCATACGAAAACTGCCAAGCGTCGATTATGTGCAAATACTTGTAAACCCTGAAACCCTCAAGCTGGCGGTGCGTCCCTGTGAGGAGGACGAGAAGGACTCGTTTCGCTGGTGCTCGTCAAAGGATGGCAAGCGGAAAGCCAAGCAGATAACCTGCCGTCTGTTCTTTGCCAAAATCGTGAATCTGATGAGCTGGAATGCGGACTACCGCTATAAGCTGCTCGGCAAAATTATTCACAGCGGTGATGAAAATCTCATTATTTTTGATTTGACGGCGACTGAGATTTATCAGCGTATTGCCAAAGAGGGCGAAAAAGCCAAGACATCCCGCACTCCTATTTTCCCTGCGGAATGGCAGAATCAGTTTGGGCTGCCGATTGAGGAACACCGTAAGCTACTGCAAGTCAATATTTTCGATGGATATACAGTATTCGGTCTGCAGGACAAAGAAAAAACTGAAAAAAGCCGTAGCCCGGAACCACAAACGGAAGGAGAACCAGAATGATGAACACAGCGGTAACGCCGTCAATACTGATAGACATAAAGAAAAACCGTATCCGCATCCACAAGAATACCATTCATGCGCTTGGCGATCCAAAGTATGTTCTGCTGCTCGTAAACCCAAAGGAAGCTACGGTAGGCGTCCTCCGCAGCGGTCGAGAACGGAATGCCCATCGCATACCGCAAGCGACGATGGACAGCAAACAGTGCTATGAAATATACAGCACGACCTTGATGTGTGCTCTGCGGAATGTATGCCCAAACCTCCACGACAGTGATTCCTATCGGATGTTCGGCGAAGTCCTACCGGAGAAAGGCATCGCAATATTCACCATGAACGATGCTGTGTTGATTGGCGATGAGAAGGAAGATGAGCTATGAGTGACCCACAAGTATCCGCACTACGCATCGACCCGGAATTCAAAAAGCTCGTACCGCCATTGCCGCCAATTGAGCGTAGAATCATGGAAGACCGCTGTCACTCCGACACACGGCGTGGCAGCATAAGCGTATGGGGTGCCTTTGTTCTTGTGGATTATGAGCTGTTTGGCCTTTGCCAGCGGGAGCAAATACCTTTTGATATTGTCCGTGTCCCGCTCAAAAACCGGGAAGAGGCTATGGCGTGGATATGTGCCAACCAGCTCAAACGGAAAGACCTGACGGAAGAAATGCGGAGGTATCTCATTGGGAAAAGGGATACGATGGAGCGCATTCTCGGCGCTCATATCGCAGCCGGGATTAAGCAGCAGAACAAACAGTCATCCATTCTTGTGGGTGAACCGAAATACGAGGATACCGCCAGCCGGACTCGCGAGAAGTTGGGGCTTGAGTATCACATCTCATACGGTACGGTCAGAAAATATTGCCTGTATGCACAGATGATTGATGCTGTGTCCGTTACCGCTCCACAACTTGCGACCTCCATTCTAAGCGGAAAGGTGAAAATCTCCCATGAACACCTTATTGTGCTGTCACAGATGCCGGAAAAAGAGCTGCAGGAAATGAGTGCGTACCTTCTGATGGAGGGCAACAAGGTCGGGTACTCCAAATTCCGTGATATGCTGGGGCTTGGCGCTGGCAGCGGATATGGCATTGGCTCACCACCCAAAGGCTCTATCAAGGAAATGCCCGTATACGACCCGGATGCCGAGTTTTCAAGCCTCACGCTTACGATACCGTCTTGGATAAGCTCCGTTAACCGGGTACGCACCGTTTCCGATATCAGCAAAACAAGCTACACCGCGAGGGGAAAGCTGTCTGAGGCACTTATTCATCTCAAATGCACAATAGATGTCATGCTGGCCGCGATTAAGGAGAAATAGTGATGGACGATTATTCCGAGTTTGTACCCAATGTTCATTTTGAACTGATACCCATCAAAAGTCTGGTATCAAATCAAGACTACCAGCGCAATCTGTCCAAGACGCATATTCGGCGGACATCAGAAAATTTTGACCTCAACCAGATAAATCCGGTCAAGGTCAGCCGCCGTGATGGTATTAATTATGTGTTCAACGGACAGCATACAATCGAAATTGTGGCTACCGTCTCCGGCTCCCGGGATACGCCGGTATGGTGCATGATATATGACGAGCTGGACTACACACAGGAAGCTGATACCTTTGCCAACCAGCAAAAATTCGTCAAGCCGCTGGTTCCGTATGAAATTTTCATGGCAAATCTGGAGGCCGGGAACGACGAGCAGCTTATGATAAAATCTCTGGTGGAATCCTACGGCCTGCAGGTCGGATACTCCCGCTCCCCGGGCGTCATCTGTGCGGTGTCTTCGCTGGAGTTCATACAGGAGAAGTATGGCTTTCATGTACTGGACAGGACTATCCGGCTCTGTGTCGGCACTTGGGAAGGCGAAATGAACTCGTTGTCCTCCAATATGCTAAAAGGCATTGCCCGTCTTATCGTGGCTTTTGAGGACGAAATGCGCGATGACGTCTTCAAAGACAAGGTTGGACGGTACTCGGCAAAGGAGATCAGTCGCACGGCTAAGGAACGCAAGGTTGGCTCTCTCGGCTATGCCGAAGCCATACTGATAGCTTATAACCGAAAGATGAAGAACACTCTGCGCTGGGCGAAGCTCTATACACGTAAGGGAGAGATGCCAGATGACATTGATTTCCGTGAAATGGATGCCGGGGCCGAAAGCGAAGAAGAATACGAGCAGAGCTCCATTGAAGGATGATTTTTAGTTCTTTTTGCTCATCTCTTTTTCCCAGCGGCGGCAAACGTCGCAGAGGGGCTCATCAAGATATGTCAATGCCTTGTCCTTAATCTCCTGCGGGATGCCATAGGCGGCCTCCGCTATACTGCCGGTGATGGCAGCAAGGGTGTCGCTGTCACCGCCAAGCGATATGGCATTACGGATAGCGTCCTCGAAGTCGGTGCTTTCAAGGAAAGAAATAATTGCCTGTGGAACGGTTTCTTGGCAGGTTTCGTTAAAATGATAGGAAGGTCGGATTTCCTCCAGCGTTTTCGACAGGTCGTAGCCATGCTCACGCTCAATATGCTGTCTTATCTTCTCCTTGCATCTCTCGGGCGAATCGTTGATAGGCGTTTCGTAATCGCCGAAGTACCCACCGAAGTAATATCGGCACATGAATATTGCGTCCGCAACTGCCAGAGCGCCCTTGATGCCTTCTGGGTGATTATGGGTGACGCTTGCAGAGAGAATTGCTCGGTTTCTGCCGTTTGTAGGCCACATACCTGTTCTGGCGCAGAAGCCGCAGTCCATCACCCAAGCGCAGGGTGATACGCGCATGGCAGCGCCGTTGCCATAGCTGTTATATGGTTTGCGACTGTCAGAAAACAGCCACGCCCCAAAGCGCCCGCCGTATCCCGCATCCGGGTACATTCGACCGTACTTCTTCATGGAGTCGATAAAGTTATCCTCTTCGCCGCCGTTCATAATGGCATCGGCCACGGCGCAGGTCATGACCGTATCGTCGGTGAAGAAGCAATCTTCCCGGAAAAGCGGGAAATTCTTCGTTTTGATATTATGCCATTCGTAGACGGAGCCTACGATGTCTCCGATCATCGCACCGAGCATTATTTCCTGCCTCCTCTGCGTTTATAGTCCTTTTCGATTTCCTCATTCCAGCCTGTGGGCATCTCTTTGCACTCACGGAAGGTGGCAACGGCGTCGCTCATGACACGGAAGTTCAGCGCCGTACCTTCGCTGTCTGCATGATAATTCTGAGCACGGTCAGGGGCTATGCCGAAGCGTCCGGCAGTCTCGACCGCGTCGATATTCGCACCGAGGAAGATGAACTCCCAGTCGTATTTCTCTTTCTGACGCTGGATTTGAGCCTTGACCTTTTCTGCGGAGTATTCGCGGCTTGAATTTTCTTCGCCATCCGTGATGATGACAAACATGACCTTCTCGGCACGGTAGTCATCGGCAGTATTCATCTGTGCGTTGCCGATTTTGTGAATTGTCCTGCCGATGGCGTCCAGCAGAGCTGTAGAGCCGCCGACAGCATATTCTTTTTCCGTAATGGGGCTGACGGCACGAATGTCGATGCGGTCATGAAGCAGCTCATAATCGTTATCGAAAAGTACCGTTGTAATGAGGCACTCGCCCGGGACGGCCTTCTGTTTCTCGAGCATGGAATTGTAGCCGCCGATGGTGTCCTTTTCAAGACCTCCCATAGACCCGCTCTTATCGAGGATGAATACCAGTTCTGTTAATCCCTTTTTCATTATAAAGTCCTCCTTGAAGTATTATTGTGACCCAATAATACCATTCCAAGAAGGACTCAAGGTCGCTCCAAAAGCGACAATCAGCAGCCGAGCAGTGGCTGGTCATATTTGAACAGAACTTCATTTATCTCAAAAATGTCGTATTTCCCGTTCACAATAAAGTATTCAACGATCACATCAAATTGCTGGCTGTGGGAGAGCGCATACCCGGCACGCTCCAGAAGGTCATCCGTTTCCGGGAGGCTCAATTCCAGCGCAATGGCAAGTGCCAACGCGGTGCGTTTGCTGGGCATATAGCCTTTGCCTGTCCGTATTTTGGAGAACAGCTTGCGGTCAATGTTCGCCCGTTTATACACCTCTACATCGGTTTTGCCCTTTGCGTCGATAAGGCGGAGCATCGTCGTACCAAAGGGCTCATCAAGGTTGCCGACTAAATCGTCGATACCCATTGTCGGCATCGGAGCGTTATAGGCAAGGGCGTCTGCTTCTTTCATTGCACTACGCTCTACATCCAGTAGTTTCCGGCGATAGACTGTGTGTTCTTCCACATAGTGCTCGTCAATATAGCTCTCGACCTCACCCAGCAGCTTCCGGCTTACGGTGAGTGCCGCTTTATCAAATATGGCAAGGTAGATATTTATATCATTTGTTTGCAGAAAGTCCCCAATGGCAGAGGTAGCAACCCTCAGTGCTGCATCCTTTGGGTAACCGTATATGCCGCTGGATATCAGTGGGAATGCGATGCTATCACATCCGTTTTCTGCCGCCAGCGTAAGCGCCGAGGTATATGCACTACGCAGAAGTTCTTCGCTTTGCTGCGGTTCGTGGCGGTTATATACCGGACCCGCCGTATGTATGATATATTTGCACGGAAGCGCGAAGCCGGGTGTTATAACTGCTTCGCCTGTTTTGATGGGCGCAAGGGCATTACAGGCAGCTTGGAGTTCATTCGCCCCGGCAGCTTTGAAGATAGCTCCGCAGACGCCGCCACCCATGAGCAGATTCGTGTTTGCGGCGTTGACTATGGCGTCAACCTTCATTTTTGTGATGTCCTGACGGACGATGGATAGTGGCATATTTGCATCTCCTTGCATCTGGAATGTAGCAGAGGTTTATGCGGACTCCGTTTTCTGGAAGAAAACAGTACTCTGCTTCAGCGATATTTTTTCTCCCTGATATACGTGCGGGAGAAGTTCATTCTTGTAGGTAAGGAAAGAATGGTCTATCGGAACACAGGCTTTTTCCGCGATTCTATCGAAGGACTGCAACAGCTCAGGCTCTCCTCAGTTTTCTATGTAAGCCCATAGCTTATCGAATTTACTCATAACTCAATCATGGAAACTTGCAACTTCATTTCATCGCTGAATTCCTGTAGGTCGTCAAGGCCAATCACGCCGTGGCGAAGCAGCGCAATAATATCAATAAATAGGTCAGCCTTTCGCATCTCCAACTGAACGCCGGGGCTGCGTTTGTCTTCCTTCATGCGCTTATCAAGTGCCCAAAACTTCTCCGATGGGTTTCCCTCGCCGGAGAGCAGCTCCATGTATTCATTGTTCAGTTTGTTCATATAGGTTTCCTGCCAGCTTGGTAGTTTTTCTCGGAACCGCCGCCAGTCATCTTGCTTCATAATAAACGCCTTTCTGTGCTGTTACAGCTTTGCAGATATATATTGCAGTTCTTCCAAAAAAGCAGGGCGTCTCGGGTTCTTTTCTCTCAGCTCCTGAATGATTGCCCGGGCCTCGTCTCTGCCGCCGTAGGAGGCCAGTTTTTTGATGTCGCTGCATACCTGTCGGTACATCACCCTCGTGTTGGCAGTTTCTGCACGACTGTGGATTGCATCGGTACAAAGGGAAAAAACCTCTGATGGATATTGCTTTGCGAGCTTCTTGGCATAGGTAAAAACGCACAAAGGTTTTTTACTTATCTGTTCAAGCAGCAGCGCCTTTTCATTCTCTTCGGAGAGTATTGCCATATACCTCTCAATCGGGATGCAATCGGCAAGCTCGACAATAAGTTGCGGATACTCTTTTTCCCAACATTTCTGCGTCGTCAGCAGAGCTTTCAGGACAGAATAATATTCAAAATCGCCTTTATCGAGCAGCAACTCTCTCGCAAGCCCAATCTGCTTTTCGGTGTCTTCAGCAGCGGCAAATACATCATACAAGCGTCGATACCACTCGCAAGACCAATGATAATCGTTAGATTCGAATGCGGCAATACGCTCCCGGCACAGTTTCTCAGCGGTATCATACTCTTTTCCCGACACCGCATTGTCAATCGCAATTCTGCGGATGCCGTCGTACTGTAGGTGGTCATTCACAAAAGCTGTTGCAGTCTCCGTGCCTTCGGTCACTTTTATCGCCTCATAGCGCACCTGACAGTCCAAGTCGTAATATGTGCTATATGGGTGTTCAGACTGTTCATCACGCATTTCATCGAGCAAGGTATACAGTTTCCCTACATTTTCGGCTGTCGCAAGCGTAGCTGTGCATTTGAGCAGGTCATATACAAATTCGCTCCAGCCATCATATGCTTTATTCCGCGATTCCTTTAGTGATGACAAATAGATAAATTGGGCTGCCTCCCTACCAGGGAGAACAGATGAACATATTTTTGCAATTGCTCCATTCGTGTAATACACAGCGTCGTTAAGGCAACCCGAGCTGGAGTCTCCCGTGCTTGCGAGCTTCGCACAGCTTGTCAGAACGAGGAGGTCTATCGAGAATGCCAGAGTGTATTCGCCATCAGAAATCAAAGAATCCGTTTCATTGACGATTCTGATCAGTTCATCACAAATATAGATGCAGCCGCTGTAATCTATCATACCAGAATGGGTGCCATGCCGCTTGGCTGCTGCAATTCTGGCACGAATAGCTGACAGAGCAGTTTTGAATTTTTCTGATTTTGGGAGCATGATATCCCTCCTGATTATTCTTAGGGCTGTTGGTGTTTATCATCATTACTTATATGTTTTCATTCAACCGCTCCGAACATTTCTCCGCCGATTTCTGCGATATCGTCAATGGCGACTTTCACACCATCCCGCATCACTATGAAGCGCTCGTATTCATCAACTTTTTTCACGCGGCCGGTTACTGTGACATAGACACCGCCGGACTTCTTCTTATCGGGCAGGTAGTATGTGATGGAAACTTCCGGCTGTTCGTCCAGCGTGTCCTGTATTGCATTCAGGCGTTCATTGATGGCGCCCTTTGCGTATTCGTCGAGTTCAATCTTCGTGTCCGTCAAACGGGCAGCCTCTGCAACAGCGTCTTCATAGCCAGTCAGAGCCGCAAAGGGCGAAAACTGCGCCGCCCGGTCATTTAAGGACATATGCGGGCGAGTGGCAGACTGATGATGCGGCAGCTTCTTGATGCTGTCATAACGGTGGTTGCTTTCCGTCATTTCATCGCCTCCGTGAGCCTTTATTTCCCGTTTTACTGATTATCAGCAGGGCAGCAAAGGTAACAAGTGTCACCACAGCTATTACAGCCAATATAATTCCCATTGTGCAGCCGAGATGGTAAGCAGAGGCGTTCTCCGGGTGCATGCGCAGACCGTGAAATGAGGCTCCAACAACAAGAGAGATTATTCCAATAATTAGTGCCGAAACACGGCATTTTTTGAGTTTCATCTTTGCTGCTCCTTTACGCCTTATGCCCACCGATTTGCTTGTTACGGGAGATGGTAGTCGCCCCCTCTTCGAGGTTCATTCCTTTGAGCACAGCGTTCTTCCCGTATTTTTCACGCAACGTTATAATTGCCTGCTGTATACGTTTTTCGCGTTCCAGTGTCGTTTCTTCTTCGGCACGTTTTTTCTGTACCGCTTCATAATCCGTGAACAGGTCAAGCTGCTCAAAGGAATCTGCTTTCTGCACTGAATCCCCATTTACAAGGTGGCATGCCGTGACATGGATACGCCGGACAAGCAGATTTTTATCGACAATGCGGTCGAATAACTCCATGACAGCGTTCATGATGAGCATGGTGGAGGAGGTCTGCCGACCGATATTCGCCGTGCCATGTGCTTGCTTTGGTATCTTACGCCCATAATAGTCAGTAGTGACCTCGCCTTTATAGAAGCCACTGATATTGGCATTTGTGAGGTTTTTAACATCATAGCCGACGTCCAGCACCATCTGGTCGGTTACCAACCCTTTCCCGACCAAATCCAGCACGAGCAGGTCGATCATCTCACGGACAATCAGCTTTGCTTTCTCGTTAGTATAGGGGCATTGGAGCACCTGCCCGGAGCTGATACTATTGGTAGAGGGCTTGTACGCTTTGATTTGGGCAATCGTGCAGGGCTCCCAGCCCCACGCATGGTCAATAAGCAGCTCGGCATTGATGCCAAACAGCTTATAGAATATGGTTTCATCGTAGGTGGAACGTAGGGCAATGTCGCCCATTGTGAACATCCCGTTTGCCTCCAGCTTCGCGGAAATACCTTTGCCGACGCGCCAGAAGTCCCGGAGCGGGGTGTGCATCCAGAGAAGGTCTCGGTAGCTCATTTCATCGAGCTCGGCCATGCGGACACCGTCCTTGTCCGGTGCGGTATGCTTTGCCTGTATGTCCATTGCGATTTTAGCAAGGTACAGGTTTGTGCCGATCCCGGCAGTCGCCGTGACACCCGTTGCTTTGAGCACATCCTGTACGAGCATCATCGTCATTTCACGGGGCGTGAGTTTATATGTCTTCAAGTAATCGGTAGCGTCGATGAATACCTCGTCGATAGAATAGACGTGGATATCCTCCGGCGCAACATATTTCAAGTATATCTGATAAATTCGCGTGCTGCATTCCATGTAATGCGCCATCTGCGGTGGAGCGGTGATGTAGGAAACAGCCAACTCCGGGGAGGATGCTAGCAGTGGCGCATCGTAGGATTCGCCCGTGAGCTTATGGCCGGGAGCTTTTCGCTGCCGTCCGGCATTAACTTCCTTTACCTTTTGCACGACCTCGAACAGACGGGCGCGGCCGGGGATGCCATAGGCCTTGAGCGAGGGTGAAACCGCGAGGCAGATGGTCTTTTCGGTGCGAGAGGCATCGGCAACGACGAGGTTTGTGGTCAACGGGTCAAGGCCACGCTCGACACACTCCACAGAGGCATAAAATGACTTAAGGTCGATGGCAATGTATATGCGGTTTTTCTCTGCCATGTCGTTTTACCCCCTCCAAAAAGCTCAATACTCTGGTATCAAGCCTTTATCGCCCCGTTCATCCATTAAAAATACTGTTATTAAATCAGAATCGATTTTAAAGTCTCACTCATCAACTTCTGCCGTTCATCCAAAAACTTGTCAAAGTGTGCTATATCCAACGGGACATTCTGTGGCATATATTTTGAGTTTTCGGCATTGGCAGTATTCTTCATCCACTCTATAAGTGACGTGTCATTTTTGCTTTCATTTTCACGTCCTTCAAGCAGTTGTAAATTTGCAAGGGTATTTCTACGGCGTCGCCACTCTGCTTTTTTCTCGTCACTTATTAATTCGCCGTCCGGCAAGACAAGAGTATCAAGCTTATCGCCCTCAAAACATGCGAAGGGATGCATGTGGTCTTGATGAAACCCCTTCTGACCGTATTTTAGATTTGGGTATAACAATGACAAAAGCATAAATGTGTATGCGCCTTTTTCATATGTATCAAAAACTGCATCGATTTCTTCTGGTGTGTATTTTAGGCTTCTATCGCCGGTAAAATGGACATTTGAAAGTTCACTCATTATGAATTTATCCGCCGGATACGCTTTCAGCGCATCTCTGATGCTTGTAAGAGCCGAATTGGATGCAGCCCCAAATATCTGTTTGACTTGGGCTAATACTATGTATTTTCTCAACTCGAATTTGCTAGTCGCATCAAACATACCACCGTGATACCTGTAATATACAACGGGAGTCAATGCCACATAGGAGATGATGTTTTCCGCGTTGAACCCGAATTCGTCGAACAATAAAACGCTTTCCATGATTGCGGATTTTATTCCATCCCAGCTGCTTTGGATTCTCAGAACGCTGTCTTTTTTAAAGGTTTCAACTTTCAGGGAAACTGACATATCGAGAATATACAGGCAGGCACGCATAACAAAGTCGTTTGAAAATCTGTATCCCTCGCCAATTTTATTGATTTCAGAAAGCAATTTGTCAATTTCGTCCCGCGCTTTGTCCCAATGGGACACAATTGTTGAAAACAGCAAATCACTTTTTGATAAAACCGTTCCGCCGGAATTTACACGGACAAAAATGTCGAGAACACTGTCGATAGAGTCTGTTTCGACCTCAAAATAATTGATTATTTCGTCGTTAGTAAGCCTTGTGTGCAGAAGAGAGAGGTTGTTCATCGCGAGCTTGTCCGTTAGCCAATTATTCGGCACGATTATTTCAGTGACAATTTCCGCTTGCGAGTATTTCAGAATATCCTTCACCAAATACCACAGTTCATTTTCTTTTTGGTTTTTTGCTTCATCCGATGACATGAATCGGAATTCATAAGAAATGTCATCTTCTGATATGCCTCTGCTGTGAAGATTGAAGAATAATTCCTTTTGCGGGAAGGCATCGTTGTTTTTCCATCGCTTATTGGGGAGCTTTAGAATCGGTTGGTTTGGCAAAGAGTTTTATCCCTGTGTATTCAAGGGCGATGTCATATATGAAGATGAAGGCTCTGACGGCGAGGGCATCGTAAAAAGCATCTGCGAGAACGGCGATTACAAACTGTGGCTGAAAACTGCTGCGGCACTTCGGCAGTCGCTCTTTGCCCGTGGTCAACTAGCTGCATCGTTTGCCTCTCCGCTGCTGGAGCTGCTGAAGATGCGCGTCATCATCATTCATATCTGGCATTCGACCAGAAGCGGTAAGACGGCAGGGCTTAAATTCGCTCTGTCCGTTTGGGGCGACCCGCTAAAGCTGATGGGCAACTTTAACAGCACAAATGTCGGCCTTGAGCGCAGAGCCGGGACGCTGAAACATCTGCCTCTCGGCCTGGATGAACTGCAGGTGCTGAATGAAAAGCGTCTGTCCGCGTCCATGATAGCATACTCCCTCGGTAACGGTTACGGCAAGACAAGAGGCTCGAAGAACGGCGGTCTGCAGGATGTTCCCACATGGCGCAACAGTATCATATCCACAGGCGAACAGCCATTGAGCAATGAAAGCTCTATGGACGGCGTTGACAGCCGTGTTCTGTCTCTCTACGGGCCGCCGATTGAAGACCCGGAGTTTGGGCGCAGCGTCCACCAAATCAGTGAGGAAAATTACGGCTTTGCCGGAAAGCAGTACATCGAATACCTCATTGGGCAGGTTCTGCCGCAGACAAACAAACTTCAGTCGGATTTTGCAAAACTGCGCGACGGAATTAAAGCTCACTTCGATATGCTGTGTCTCGGTGACCCGGGTGCGCATCTCGACAATATCGCGGTCTTGGCGCTGGCCGATGCCTATTCTGCACAGTCCATATTTGGACTCAGCGAAGAGCAGGCCATCAGTGAAGCGCAGCAGTTTGGTATTGCGCTGCTGACCAATGCGAAATCTCTGGAGAAAGAAGACGTAATAGAGCGTGCATGGAGCTTTGTGCAGGACTGGATTGCCGAAAACCGCAAGCGGTTCTCACAGGACTCCATACCCTGCTATGGCACAGTTGACCCGACGCATGTCTATATTATCGGCACTGTTCTTCGACAGGCACTGGAGGAGAGCGGTTTTTCCTATTCCAAGTGCATCAAAGGCTTTCAGGAGCGAGGTTACATCGCAACAAACACCGATTCCGAAGGAAAGAACCGTTCCCAGACGCAGAAACGCATCTCCGGTGTTAATCTTCGGGTCATCTGTGCCAATCTTTCTCTTGCGAACAGCATGCCGCCTGAGGATGAATTCCTCGGAGAACCTATACAACCGCTGGTAGGCAGACCGGCATGATAAAGCATCTTTTCCACCGTAGCCACTGCAACCACTTTTTGAGCGACACACACGAATATATACATATAAATATAAAGATGAGGATTGGAGAGGTGATATTGCATTTGCCTCATACGAGATATGTATATAGTGGCTACAGTGGTTACAGTGGATACTTTTATAGAAAAGGCCTCGATATTACTGTGTTTTTTACCCGGCCACAGCGTAGCCACTCCCTCGTTTGAAGGGGCTACCTGTGGCTACAAAACACACCAAAACAACATGAAGGAGAGATTATAAATGAACAAAGTCATTAAAAACATTATTACTATCCCCCAGGGCTACACCGTATTGACCGAAGTATCCCCTCCCGGGAAATTGATGTGGGTCATGCCGGAGGAAAGTGGATACAGCTTCTGTATTGCAGAGCACACCGATGGCGCCACAGAACTCTGCCGCAGCTTCCCCAATGGCGACATTTACCGCGCCTCTAATAGCATTCTGGTACGAGATATGTACTGTATGCATTGCGGTGAGCATCTGACCCCGGATTGGGATTCAGAAAACGGCACCCCTGACCCGTACAACTATCACTGTGATGTCTGCGGCCATGATTATGAAATTGATGGAGAGGATGAGTTATTATGAGAGACCCTTTACGCATTAAACAGCTTTTGCCCATCACGGATGGGTTCACCGTATTGTCCGCTGTTACCGACGAGAACGGTAAGACCGCCTTTGAAGATTTGACAAAAGAAGGCTGGCACTATTTGTTTGCTCTGGTGGATGGCGGCGAATGGGATGATGATTATGTATCCATCTACGAGATGGACCCCATAGGCTGCGGAGAAATTGACGGCGCCCCCTATCGTATTGTTAGCAAACATGTATGTCCAAGGTGCGGCCGTCCGCTAAAGGTCAGCTGGGATGTAAACTCAGACCCGCATCCGACTTACAACTGCGCCTGCGGTTTTTCAACTCAGAAAAGCAAGCCGGAGGAGGGTGAATCAAAATGATGATAAACGGGAGACCGTACTCCAATGAGAACGGATATGTAGACGATGACCTAATTACCTGCCACCCGCAAGAGGAAATCGATGCGATCATGAACTGGATTTCCAATAGCATTGCTCCGCGCAAAACACCGCTTGGCGGCCACACCAGCTACGGTATCAAGCATCTGCTTGAGCGTGACACGGGCATCTACCTTACTAACAATGAGTTCAAGGATGCCATGCTTCAGGCAGGCTACGAGCCGGTTGACCCTAACGAGCTCAACTGGCACTATCGTATCAGCAAAAAGTCCAAGGCGTTTGCGCTGAAGGTCTGGTAACCGATTTTGTCCTTTTAGTCCGTTTTGTCCTACAGTTTTGCACAGGAACAATATATGTTTACTGCGCTGCCGAGGTCGTGTATCTGCCTTTGCAGCGCAGTTGCATATTGTTTTGTCCCTTGTGTCCGTTTTGTCCTTAGGGGTGGGGGATTCTTATCTCTACGGCTTTTTGAAGCGGACAGCGGCGTGGGGCTTCGTGTACGAAAACGCATAAGTTATTAGGGTATTGACCATAAAAGTTTCAAAAATGAAGGAGGATGAGTTTTTATGGGAAACAGAGGACCGCAACCCGGCACCGGCGGTAGGCCGAGGAAGCCGCTTGCAGATAAAATAACGGAGGGCAAAACAGATAAATTCTCGAACGGCAGCGTTAAGTTGCCGGAGCCTGTGGAATTGGAGGGTGCTGAAATGCCCCCTCCGCACGAATTTCTCTCTGACGAACAAAAAAATGGAGAGGAGCTTGTGGCAACGGAAATATACCAGTCCACTTGGGAATGGCTACGAAAATTTCACTGCGAGCAGCTGGTTACTCGGCAGGGCTTAGAGCAGTATGCTGTGGCGGCAGCTCGATGGATTCAATGCGAAAAGGCCATCTCGACCTTTGGCTTCCTTGCCAAGCATCCGACCACCGGCGCTCCCATTACATCGCCGTATGTCTCAATGGCACGTGAGTATTCCAAACATGCCAACGCCCTGTGGAATCAGATATTCGCAGTAGTGCGTGAAAACAGTTCTATGGACTGCAGCAACTCATGGACGCCGGCTGACGACGTCATGGAGCGGTTGCTGACAATGCGCCGGGGCTGATAGCTCACCGGAGGGAAAAGGAGTGCGGCTATGAAACCGTCAGAAATCAACATCATCACAGATATGCGGCTTAAGGGACAGGGAGCGTCGGCGATTGCGGCTGCGCTCCGGCTCTCGCCCAACACGGTCAAGTCATATATCCGCAGGCACCCGGACTTGCCCGGAACGCATCGCTGCGTCCAATGCGGGAACACATTCTCTCAGCCGAGAGGTCGGCGAGAAAAACGGTTTTGCTCGGACAAATGCCGTACCTCATGGTGGAACGCCCATCAGGAGCAAATCAACAAGAAAGCATATTACACTCTCGTGTGTCAATATTGCGGGAAGGAGTTCGAAAGCTATGGCAACAAAAATCGAAAATACTGTTCAAGGACATGCTATCAGCAAAGCCGGGGAAAGCAGCTCGGATAAGTATTCGCCGGGTACGCTTATGCGGTATCACACAACCCTTGCCCTCATTGATGGGCTGGTAACGGACGGCTGCTTCACGCAAGCCGACAGGCGAAAAGCATACACAATAATCAATAAGAAATACGGCCTATCTTCGGACAGTATATATGCCGAAATCGCTTGATATATCTCGCTTTTAGAGCAATATATAGAGTACCAAATTTTGATACAAGGGAGGGTAAAACATGGAACGCAGCATTACACAGACCGCCTTTTTGAAGCCACTGTCAGAGCAGCTGATACGGGTCGCAGGGTATGCGAGAGTATCCTCCGGCAAGGATGCGATGCTCCATTCACTTGCTGCACAGGTCAGCTACTACAGTGATTACATTCAGAAGCACCGAGGCTGGTCTTACGTCGGCGTCTATGCCGATGAAGCGAAAACAGGAACAAAGGATTCACGCGATAACTTCCAACGCCTGCTTGCCGACTGCCATACCGGGAAAATCGATTTGATTATTACGAAGTCGATTTCACGCTTCGCTCGGAACACGGTCACCTTACTGGAAACGGTACGGGAGCTGAAGGGGCTCGGCATCGACGTGTGGTTCGAGGAACAAAACATTCATACCATGAGTGCCGATGGAGAGCTGATGCTCTCCATTTTGGCGTCTTATGCCCAAGAGGAGAGCCGCTCGGCAAGCGAGAACCAGAAATGGCGCGTCAAACGCAATTTTGAGGACGGCATACCGTGGAACGGCACCATGCTCGGCTATCGCCACAAAGACGGTAAGTTGACAGTCGTACCGGAGGAAGCAGAAGCCGTCAGAATGATTTTCGATTATTATATCACAGGGATGGGCGTTACGGCTGTTATGAAAATGCTGAATGCAAATCATATTAAAACCCGCTACGGCAATCCGTGGTGCAAAAGCAGCGTGATGACGGTATTACGCAATTACACCTACACCGGAAACCTTCTGCTTCAGACCACATTCCGCGAAGATTATCTCATCAAGCGGACGCTCATCAACAACGGTGAGCTGCCGCAGTACCACGCCGAGAATGCTCATGAAGCCATCATCCCGCTGGAGACCTTCAATGCGGTACAGGCAGAGATAGCGCGACGGGCGGCAAAGCATACGCACCCCGGCAGTCCTCAGAAAGTTTACCCCTTTACGGGTCTTCTCACCTGCGACATTTGCGGGAAACATTATCGCAGAAAGGTCACTGCCGCCGGACCCGTGTGGATATGTGCCACCTACAATACACTCGGCAAGGCAGCCTGCGCTTCCAAGCAGATACCGGAGGAAACACTGATAGCGGTAACCGCCGAGGTCATGGGCACAGATAACTTTGATGCAGAAGCTCTCCACAATAAAATAACGGATATCAGAGTGGCAGAGGGCAACACCTTGGTATTCTGCTTCAAGGACGGCACAGAAGCCGTTAAACGATGGGCAGACCGTTCCAGAGTGGAGAGCTGGACGCCTGAGATGCGGGATGCCGCCAGAAAGAAAACATTGGAGCGAGGTGAGCGTTGATGGCAGCAAAGAATATTACAGTTATTCCGGCAACAAAGATGATGCATACGGGTCTGCCACGCAATGCTGCAGTCAAAAAACGTGTTGCCGGTTATGCCCGCGTCTCCACCGACAGCGAGGAACAGCAGACAAGCTACGAGGCGCAGGTGGATTACTACACCAAATACATCCAGTCAAAGCCTGAGTGGACATTCGTCAAGGTCTATACGGACGAGGGCATTTCGGCATTGAACACCAAGCACAGAGATGGTTTCAACGAGATGATTGCCGATGCTCTGAACGGTAAAATCGACCTTATAGTTACAAAATCCGTCAGCCGCTTCGCCCGTAATACGGTCGACAGCCTTACCACGGTGCGAAAACTCAAGGAAAAGGGCATCGAGGTATATTTTGAAAAGGAGGGTATCGCCACCCTCGACAGCAAGGGCGAGCTGCTCATCACCATCATGTCTTCGTTGGCACAGGAAGAAAGCCGGAGCATTTCCGAGAACGTCACATGGGGTCAGCGGAAGCGTTTTGCCGACGGCAAGGTCAGCGTTGCTTATGGGAAGTTTCTCGGATACTGCAAGGGCGCAGACGGCATTATGGAGATTGTGCCGGAGGAAGCAGAAACCGTGCGAAGTATCTACCGCCAGTTCATTCAGGGCAAGACCACTAATGCAATAGCTGCCAGCCTCACAAGGAACGGTGTTCCCACACCGGGTGGTAAAGAAAAGTGGCAGGCCACCACGATTGAGAGTATTCTTACCAATGAGAAGTACAAAGGCTCGGCGCTCCTGCAAAAGAAGTTTACAACAAATTTTTTGACAAAAAAGATGAAGCCCAACGAGGGTGAGGTTCCTCAGTTCTATGTTGAAAACAGTCATCCGGCGATTATTTGTCCGGAGGAATGGGATAGAGTCCAGAACGAAATGCTACGAAGGAAAGCTACCGGGCGACATCAAAACAGCCTAAGCCCATTCTCGGCAAAGCTTATCTGCGGAGACTGCGGTGAGTATTATGGCTCAAAGGTATGGCATTCCAACAGTAAGTACCGCCGTACCATTTGGCAGTGCAATGGCAAATTCAAGGGTGTCGAAAAATGCCGAACCCCTCATTTATATGAAGATGACATCAAAGAGATGTTCTTGAAGGCGGTCAGCGAGTTGATGATTGACCGCAAGGCTCTCATTGATGATGGCAGGGTTCTGCATATGGCATTCACTGATTTCAATGCCATCGATAAGGAAGTCGCAGAGATAACCAGTGAGATTGATGTGCTTTCCGGGCTGGTACAGAAGCTGGTTGACGAGAACGCCAGTACCACACTCGACCAGACGGAATACCGAAGCCGCTACGATGGCTATATCGACCGCTACGACAAGGCAAAAAAGCGGCTGGCGGCATTACAGGAACAGCGTCAGCTTCAGGAGCTCAAGGGCGATATTCTGAGCGGATTCCTCTTTGAGCTCGGCGAACTGTACGACCTACCGATGGTATTCAAGGACGAAACATGGAACGCGCTGGTAGACCATGTGACCGTCCATGAGGACGGCAGAGTAGTTTTTACCTTCAAGAACGGCACCGAGGTCACGGAAATGCTGTAAAAACAGCATCATTATATTATGAAAGCCCTCTTTTAAACAGAGGGCTTTTCTCTCAGCCTCGGTTGAATCGAGGGTGCTCCATGGTAAACTAATCGAAAAACGATAGCCAAGTCAAAAAACGAATTGAATCGTATATGTGGTGATTGAGCAAGTATACACACTATGAAAAACTCTATATATTGTGGTTCATAAAGAACGTCGGGTGCATTGATTTGATGAAAAGCCCAGTATTACAGCCTTTTCTGGGCATAAAAAAACGTTAAGGTAACTGATACGATTGTATCAATTACCTTAACTGTTATGTGTCATTAGGTCAAAATAGATGCAGACTAAAATCAGAAAACAAAACTCTCTTATAATAAACATAAACAATTCTTATATAATAACCACCATTCTATAGTAAGTGAATATCCAACTCATTATCGTTGTACTTATTTAATTGTTTAATATCGTATCCTTTCTTCTTAATTGCCTTTCTTAACCTTTTGCATCTATCCCATTGATTGAACACAGTTACTGATGGTAAGGATTTTTGAAGTTTAGCCCACTTTTCCTCAGGATAATCGAGTTTTGCTAAACGTTCATGAACATTGGTCACAGCAAATGATACAATTTCATATGGGAATATATCCTTGCTGCTGATTATAAATGGCAGGTAAAAATCTGCTATTTCATTTCTTTGATATTCACTTAGACCATTTATATCAAATAATGAATATGCTGAAATTAACCTTTTTGATGTAAGTTTATCTGTAAACGGGTTAACTATCTTCATTAACTCAAATATTTGTTTATTAGTAAATTGTTTTAAATCCTTTTCGAATAAACTTGCTGCAATATAGGAATACCGCTTGCATAATTCAACCATTTTTGAAGTATCATTATGCCGTAAATGCTCTATGCCAAGTAAATATTCAAGGAAAATAGATATGGACGCCTCACCCCATATATTATATATGTCATTAGAAAAATCAAACTCACTATTATCCAAAATGATTCGAAGCACTTTATTATCCAGCCTATTTTGGCTTTTGCAAATTTGCAATGAGTTTAATATTCCATGTTGAAATCCTCTAGATTGATTCCAAATGGCATCACACTCAGCTAATGTAGAATTAATTGCAATTAATACGTTGCAAACGCTGTAATCCATATCTGAGAAACTTTCAAAAGAACTTGGAGATAATAAACTGGCGTATATAGGCAAGTATTTCTCTTGTAGCGGTGAATTATCAATTTTCACAAGATATTGTACTATTTTTTTTGAGCCAATAAAATCTGTAGAAAATCCTTTTTGAATTAATAATTCTAATGTTTCTGGCAACACATTAACCCAGTTGAATTTTATTGTTGCAATAACTATATTTGAATATGCAGTATATGCACCCCATTCTCGAAAAGCGCCTTGAAGATATAGCCCAAGTAGTTTGTTTCCTATTATGGATCGTTGTTTTTCAAAAAGTTTATCTATCAGCTCTAGCGAAGCATAGATGTCAATAGAATTTTTTGCATTGTAAAAACAAGAATACAGCTTTATAAAGGATGCAAGGCTTACTTCTCCTAAATCTCCATCACACAATAGTTTTTTAAATGCTAAAAATTTACTCCACTCTCCATTTACTAAGATTTCTTGTGTATTTATTACCCACTGCGGAAACTTCTGTACATCATCTATACTTTTCATCAATGTAATATTATTTGATGAGTGGCTTAGCTTATTTCGAACTTGCTTTGAGCAGAATTGTAAGCTAATTAAATTGTTGTTATCACTTTTAATAAAATTTGTCCCTGTAATAAAAGAATAGTCATAACTTAACTCGCTGTAGCACGTGAACCAAATAAATAAAAGCTCCTTAATGAATTCTTCTGAGTCTTTTGCTAAAACATAATTGGGTGGGATTTGCCCAATCATGACCCAAATTAGATACTGAATTTTTTTAGCATCATATTTCTTTACTATTGTTTCCTGTCTATTTATGACTAATGACTCGGAATATTTTGTTTGGCTCTCACTAATACTAGGACGTTTGAATTCAGTTAGCAACACATCGATATTAGTTGCACAAAATGTCATGGCCTGGATAGGTATTAATAGCGAATGTGTCCATACACAGCCGGGTCTGGACATTTCAGGAGCATACCATGTTTTTGCTAACACTACCAGTTTTTCGTTTTCAAGAAGGTATCCAGAATAGTAGAAATCAAATCCATCTATAGCATCAGTCCCCGAAAGATCGCTTAAAATATCCATCTTTCTTTTTGAATCATCCGATAATAAAACAGACGATTCCAGTAAGTGGTGACCATTTGAGTAGCCATGCAATGTTTGGTGAATAATTATAGTGTTTTCATTCATTCCGTATCACCCATTAATAGATATAAAGGAAGCGTTAAATCACAGCCTTTATAGCCATCATTCCCTTCAACAAAAATCCTTTCGTAAGGATATTCTTTGTCCAACAGTAAATCTTTCTCATTAAAGCTACCTCCTTGGGCACTGATTCCCCAAGTTTGATATTCAATACTATCTTGATTTGCTTGGCAGAATTGCCACAGCATGTTCATTCTTTCCTCAAGAAATTGCTCTGGCTTAATATCATTCAACTTGGATTTTATTAGATCCCATGCAGAAAACATGAAACCTATCTTAAGCATCTTGTTTTTTCGAATGAATAAAATAAACTGTAGTAATTCAATCACCTGTATTTGAATAGGATCATCTTCTTTAGGATTACGATTTACGTCATTGGTTGATGGAGTGCTGGAGCGAGAAAAAGTCTGCTCTGAAATCAATCCCAAAAGTTTAATACTATTCACATTTATAAAGAAAAGCACTGCATCCGCATCTTCTATATATTTTGCAACTTCTTCCGAGATTTCACGCATTTCATATTGGCTTTGAAAAGTTTCCCCGGATAAATCAGGAAGCTGTAAATCAAAAATAGTCCTATTTGACATTTCTAATTTAATACTTATATCTGCTTGCTCACCAGACGGAACGGTTCTTTCCAAAGGCTCCATATTAGCCCATTTATTGCTAAGACTCGCAAGGTATTGTCCATTTTCAATTTTGTTCAACTTTAACTTAGCATCGGGGTCATGATTTATAAGATTCCACAGAGCAGCAAGAAAAGTAGTTTTACCCGCACTGGGCAAACCTGCTATAAAACATTTTTTATACATAGCTTAACCCTCCTTGCATTTTATAAATCAGCTTATTAAACTCTGAATCCAATTGACTGTCAATCATATACGAATCAACAACTTGTTTATCAGTGTGTGGTTTATTCCATGTGCTAAGCAGTTCCTCAAGACCATAACCAACTTCAAGATCACCTGGCTCTGGCATAGCAGCTACTCTATGAACGGTGACTTCATCTACATATTTCTTTAACAAATCGACTATACATTGAAGTCGTTTATCAATCGTGGTTTCAAGATTAGCATCATCATTAGTTTTTAAAATATCATATTTACTAATCACAACTTGCACCCTTGTAGATGACGAATATAGCTTTGCATCAAATATCGTTCGTGCCATAGTATAAGCTTGGTCTATTGCACCATTTCTTTTATTTTTGTCAGCAAGCTGTTTTCCATCAAGGATAAATACATAACTATCAACCGACTTTAAATAGGGCATTTTTTCAGAAATTGTTTCTACATTACCTAAATGAGAATAAATCTCCTCACCTGAGATGTCTCCAAATAAAAAATTAGTTTTTGTTTTTGTTGTATTATCATACAACTTGAGATGTAAAAATATCTCGCTAGCAGATCTACTTGTTCGTGGCGTTGTTGCAATTTCTTTTTTTGACTCTAAACGAGTGTAAAACGCTCTCTCTTCATAGCCGAATAAACTTTGCGAACCCGCAAAAAATAACCCTGCAAAAGGTTTCCGCTGAAATAATTGATATATGGTTGTCTCAATTGTGGTTTTACCACTATCGAAGGGGCCTATAAGAATAATTGTTTTGCTAACTTCTGAGGCCGTAATGGGATACGTTTCTGCTACTGTTAAGGCAAGTCCGTGTGGTAACTTTACAAATCCACTTCTGCCATCTTCTTCGACAATTCCTTCTGAATCCGATGTTTCAATATCATCATTTATAAGTTTATCAATATCTGAAGATTGATCAACTTCTAACGTTGGCATTTTATTTTCTGTATTGTTGTTTTCCATAAGTTATTCACAACCTTCTATTTTAACAAGCAAACACTCAAAATATAGCAATTTAGCCCATTCTAATGCTTCATGTTCTGTTGCTTCAACATTAATAGAAAGCTTATTGTTTGCCGTACTTTTCCATACATCTGGTTGCTTTGCATCTAACGCACATTTTATCGAAAATAGTATGGGGGTATTTTCCTGTTTACCACTATTCATTTGATAACAGGAGAGAATTGATGATTTATGTATATCGTCAATTGAATCCACCATTGTAACAAGTGAATATGCTTTTGTATCTTTCTTACAGTTATCTAACATCCTTTTTAGAAATGCCTCGAACGCATAGGGACCTGGAATTACTTTTACAAAATCAGCTAATTCCTTTGCTAAAAGCAAAGCAATATCTTTCTGCAAAGCTCCCTTTGTAATTGGATTATCTAATTCGTTGCTCCAACTTCCGGTTATCCAAGACAGAATATCTGAATCTTCCTGTAAAACGTTTATAATATTGAGAGTTTGATTCTGATTTTGGATGATAGTATTAATGTTTTTAACTAGTTCCGTTAAGGCATTCGAAAGCCCAGTTATATGAGTTTCTTCTAGTGCGGATAATTCTTCTAGCGACTCGATAAATTCATTTGAATCTATAGGGGAGCATTTTTTGAAATCTACTGACCGCTCTCTTATTACAGAAGAAGCTTCACCAAAAACCTTATAGGCTACCGCCCCTAATTCAGGAACTAAAGTTTGAATATTATACTTAGATACACATATTACCGCAAGTGCAATATGTAGACTTATCCCCGAGTCCTCCATAAGCTTCATTAAACAAATAGCTGCTAGAAGTTCCTGTTCTTTTACAAAACTAACCTGAAATGATATATCAATATTTTGGAATATCGTAGTAAACCCATCTTTAAATTCTTCAGTAGGACTTAATGAATATGCCATTTTCACAAGATTGTAGATGTCGACTTCATCTTGATTACAATATTCCTCGATTGCTTGCCATCTTTTTTCTAACTGCTCAGGTTTTGGTTCCGCACATACTCTCAAATATAATTCAGAAAATTGCTTCCTCATAAGTTTTCCCCCATTTTATTTAATATTTTTTTGTGTAGCTCAAGAAGCTTGTCTTGTTCTCTTGCACGATTTATTGCTTCACCTATCATTTTCGAGTCCAATGTGGCGGAAGTTTCCTTTGTGATTAACGATAGCTGTGTAAGAATATCTATTTGATCAATCCAGGATATCTCATAAAAATCATAAATAATTTTACGTTCATCTATTGGCACAGAAGTTTCGGGCACTGATATGCTTTTTGTGCATAAATCAACATTATTCTTAACAAGTACTGCTTTTTTGCGGTCTTTCAATGCTGCTTTACGTTTGCGGTCTATATTTATTTCATGGGATATGTGATTTTCTCCCCGAGGACAAGTACTATCCATGGCAAAAGAGTTCCTGTCAGCAGTTAAACACCTAGGGTAGATTTTAACTTTCAATATTCGTTCATCATTTTCTGTTTTACTGCTTATCGTGATCCAGTTATACCGAGGCAACCAGTCGACGGTTCTAGTGGGATGTACAGCACCAGAATATAACGTTACATTTTCATCCATAATCTCTACAGATTGTGAATGCATATGCCCATACAACTGTATGTCAGATCTTTTATTTATACGTTGCAGTATATCATCTCTAAACTTCCAACATTGAGGCGGATGATGACACATCAATAAAGTCGCTACGTCTGTTTCATAGCAAGGAATTTGAACTTGTCCAATATACATCAAACGATCTGGCTTATCTTTTTGGTGATCCGTTCGGTTTGATAAAAAAGATGAGTTTATCCCAACAATCCTAAGCTTTAGATTATCTTCAAGCACGAAATCCTTTTGCCAAAATATATTATTTGACGAAATATCACATTCAAATCTTTTAGCAAATTCATTGTACTCATCTATTGGTTTAAATAAAGCATTAAAATTATTATCATTAATATATTTACTAAAGGTTTTATCAGCATCGTCAATAGTACTTTCTTCGTCAACCGCATTTTGTGCTGTAAAAATCAAATCAGAACCATTTACTATAGCTTGGTTTACATCATGATTACCTGGAACGCAGTACACATCGCTTGGGCTGATATTAAAAACATCGCAAACTCTGTTAAGGTATTCCTTTGCTATTTCATATTCTTTTCTATTACCAGAAAAAGCAATATCTCCTGTAACCAATATTCCTGCTACATTTTCCAAGTTTTCTCTTCCGTTTATTTTCAAATCCGTTATTATTGCTTCACGCAAGTCTTTATCTATGTCAGATGGATCATTACTTGATTTCACAAAATGAATATCCGAAAGATGAATAAAAGATAATTTATTCAATTTTTTTCACCTCGTTTATTATTTAAATTCTTCTAACTATTATAATAAGTTCCAATTATCAATCCACTAAAATAGCCTTACGATGAACTAAAAAGCATCTAGCAATCATATGGCAACTATGCCTTTCTTCGACCGTCCTTAGGCTTCACCGCATCCTTAGGTATTGCCCACGTAACCCCAAACCGAACAGCGCCCGGTATTTTACCCTGTGCGCAAAGCACCTGTACCCGGCGAGGAGTGATTGCCCATTTTTCCGCTGCTTCTTTCGCTGTCATATAGTCCATAAAAACGTTCCTTTGTCAAATAAATATTGTATATATTATATATCGTAGCGGCGAATAAAGCAATCAGATTCGTGTAAATTATGGAAATATTCACAGCATTTTGGTGAAACCCATTGAAAAATAGCAGAAATTCTTCCCAAAGGAGAAAAACCGCCAGCTTTGTGGCGGCTTCTCCTGCTATTTTTATTCACTCGGCAGATCTTGTTCCATTTCCATATTGTTATCAAAAGTGATTCGGATGCGGTCTGCGGATAAAATCACCACCTTGGTAATAATCCCCTTGACTACATCATCACGATATTCCTTTACGCTAAGGTCAATATGTTCCATCATGTAAAGCAGCTCATGGATTCGGGCTTGTGTGTTTTGGGCGAGCATGGTCTGCTCTTGGTGTTCACCAAGCTGCCCCTGCAGTCCCTTTATCTCCGCAGCGATTTCCTCAAACTTGGCATCGAAGTAATCCGCACCGGCGCTTGATTTGGAGCTGAGTTCCACCAAATCCATCATCACACTCTGCAGCTCGACGATACGGTTTTGGACAGCCGCTTCAT